ATTTTCTATATCGCATCACGTTAATAAATCTTATTACGCTTCGAGTAATCTATAATAAGCGTATTTCCAACATTTAATTTGAGGACAAAAAGTATGAACAGAGATCTGCTAAAAGAAGCAATCGCTGATGCAAAAGCTGTTAAAGAAACTGCTATTGCAAACGCAAAAGCTGCTTTGGAAGAAGCTTTCACCCCATATCTAAGAGAAAAGTTAGCTGCAAAGCTTTCTGAAATGGACGATATGGAAGAAGCTGAAATCGAAGAAGCTAAAAAAGAAGAGAAAGACATGAAGGAGGTTACGACATGGACGAAACCAAAGAAATGGATGAAGCTTATGACATGGAAGAAGCTGAAGAAATGGAAGAAGGTAAAGACCTTGACGAAATGGACCTTGATGAACTTCTTAGAGAACTTGATGATATGGAAGAAGGAAAAAAAGAAGACGTAATGGAAGGTGAAGATGACCTAATCAACGATCCCAAAGGACCTACAGCACATGGTAATGTAGCTGAAGAGGAAGAAATGGAAATGGGTGAAGAAGATGAGGAAATTGATCTTGAAAATATGTCTGAAGATGACCTAAAATCATTTATCGAAACAGTAATCGCTGATATGGTAGCCGCTGGGGAACTAGAGGGTAATATTGAAGGCGAAGAAGAAAATGACGAAGTTGAAATCGAAGATGAAGAAGAAACTGAGTTAATGGAAAGAAAAAAGTACGGTGGTAATAAAGGAGACGTTCCTGCTGCTAAACGTGGTGATAAAAAAGACACTGCTGAAGAAGAAGGCGTTGAAGACTACAAAAAGTCAGTTAAAGAAATTTATGACATCGGTGCTATGAACATTTCAGATACACAAGCCATTTTAGCTGCTATTGCAGGTGCTGTTGGTGTTCCTTTAATTTCTATTATTGCTGCTTACGCTGAAGACAAAATCAGAGGCGTTAAAGACCTTATTAAAGGTAAAAAACCAGCTATGGAAGAAGGAAACGAAGTTGAAGAAATGAAAAAAGAAATGGAAGAGATAAAATCAGAACTTAACGAAATCAATCTTTTAAATTCAAAACTTCTTTACGTTAATAAAATCTTTAAAGCTAAGAATTTAACTGAAAATCAAAAAACAAAAGTATTGGAAGCTTTTGATAAAGCAACTACCGTAAAAGAAACTAAATTAGTATACGAAACATTATCAAATGAAGTTAAAGAAAGAAAATCTTCTGTAACTGAATCAATGATTGGTGGTGCTTCTAAAGCTGCTGGTATTGCTCCAACAAAATCTCCAATTCTAGAAGTTAACGATCAATTTGCTAGATGGCAAACGTTAGCCGGTATTAAAAAATAATTTAAAACCAAATTTAAAAAACAAAAAACAAAAATGTCACAAGTACAACAATTACTCGAAAGCGCAGCTGGCTCATGGAAGTCACTCCAAGGCGATGCTGCAAGATTGGCTGGAAAGTGGACCAAAACTGGTCTTCTTGAAGGTCTTACCGAGCTTGATAAAAATAACATGTCTATCTTGTTAGAAAACCAAGCTAAACAATTAGTAACTGAAACCAATACTATCTCTTCAAACTCATCATTCACTTCAGGTGGACAAGGTGAGAACTGGGCTGGTATTGCTTTGCCTTTAGTTCGTAAAGTATTCGGAACTATCGTAGCCAAAGAATTCGTTTCAGTTCAACCAATGAACATGCCATCAGGTCTTGTGTTCTTCTTAGATTTCCAATATGGAAACAGTAAGACACCATTTACTGCTGGTACATCTTTGTATGGTAACAGAAACACAGCTTCTCAATTCCCATTCTCTACTCCAGCTGCTGAAGGTGGTTTATATGGTGGTCCAGAAGGTCGTTTTACTTACTCTACTAACCAATTCTCTTCTTCTCAGTTTGTTACTGGTTCAGCTAATGGTGCTGCTTTACCAACAGTTAATGCTGGTACAGGTTCAGTTATCGATGCTACTTGGTCTCAAGTAAACTTTAATTCTGATTATTCAGCTTCTGCTGCTGCTGGTGAATTAATTGCTTTAACTTTAACAACAGCTTCAACTTTCTTCCCATCATTTGATCAGGATGCAGTTCGTGGTTTTGTTCCTTCAGGTTCAGGTATTTTCAACCCAGCAAACTTGTTGTCTGCTTTCACTACTTACAACTACACTAACAATACCATTACTTTTATTTATACTGGTTCTGCTTCTTATTCTGCACTCGCAGGTCCTGCAGTAACTTTATTCTATCAAAAGTCAACTTCACAAGATGGTATTAATGTTACTTCTGGTAACAACCAAGCTTCATCAGCTACTAACCAATCAGGTCGTGGTGATTTCGAAGCAGAAGGTGTTTTTGCAGTTCCTAACGCTGCTTCAGCTACTGATATTGTTATCCCTGAGATTAATGTAAGAATGCAATCACAGCCTATCACTGCTAAAACCAAGAAATTGAAAGCAGTATGGACTCCTGAATTTGCACAAGATTTAGCTGCTTACCAAAACATCGATGCTGAAGCTGAATTGACTAACATTATGAGTGAGTATATTTCAATGGAAATTGATTTAGAAATCTTGGATATGTTAATCGAAGATGCTGCTGCTTCTACTGAGTATTGGTCAGCTGTAAACAACACAGTTTACAACCCAGCATCTGATGCCTTTGCTGCAGCTGCAACAACTCAAGCTTTTTATAACACACAAGGTCAGTGGTTCCAAACATTAGGTACTAAAATCCAAAAAGTATCTAACAAGATCCACCAGTTAACCTTACGTGGAGGCGCTAACTTCTTAGTAACTTCTCCAACAATCGCTACTATCCTTGAGTCAATCCCAGGATTCGCTTCTACTAATAACGGTGAAGCTGATCAAATGGAATACGCTTTCGGTGTACAGAAAATTGGTTCAGTTAACGGTCGTTACAAAGTTTACAAAAACCCTTAC